TAAATTAGCATCATCTATTCCTGTTGGACCTACGGGTGTAGGTGTAGGATAGCTTTTAGTAACATTTATTTTTCTAGGAGGATTTAGGTCATCCGTAAAAAACAACATATCATCTATTAAATCTACTCCTGTAATAAGATACTTTGAATTAAAGTTTAATGTTGTGTTTACTCCGCCCCCATCATTAATACTTATTACATGATAGGTAACAATATTTGTTTGGATATTAAAAGAAAGAATTAAATCTAACTTACCTGTAGATGCTCCTGCTACATTGAATGAAGGATCGGTTACAAACCAATATAAAGTTTCATTTACACCATCCTCATAAGCTCCTATGCATCTTGCTGATGTACTAAGATCATATCCATTAAAAGATATAAGAGCAGGGGTTGCAAGTAAATTTCCTTTGGAGTTTTCTACTGAACCAATCTCTGTCTCTTCAGTAGAACCAAGTCGGACATTCATTGCATCAATGTATTCTCCGTTAGCCACAAGTCTCTCATCGACAGACTTGTTCATTCTACCCTTTATAAAATTCCTTTTTAAATTAGGCATATTACTTTATCCATTTATCTCTTCCTCGTAGATTCATTAAGAGTCTACCCGGATGTATATTACTGATTCTGATTTTAGCATTACGAAGTAAAGCTGATTTATTTCTCTGTGCTCTACGCACTATATACTCTTGTGCTCCAACCTTACTATTTAAAATAGCATATTGAATATATGCATAAATAAAATCTTCAAACAACTTGTTAACTGTAATGTTTGCATCTACTCCGCCTTCCATACCATCAGAAACATATTCCAATATACAAGTTTCTCCTGACATTTCCGAACTAAAGTTAATAACTCCTGCTTTATTGTCAATTCTAAATGTGGGATTATTGTTAGCGGTCTCAGTATTTAAACCATACCTAGCACCTATAGCATAATCAAAATACCAATTACCATCACAGCAGTAACCCTCTCTTCCGTCATAAGGGCTTTGTTTGTTAAGGTAAATACTTTTCTTTGACCCTGTTATTCTATCAAAGTCAAGCTGTGAGTATTGAGGAGACAGTGCATTGCCATTTACATCAAACAATATATTACAATCATTGTCTTGTAGGTATGCTTTCGCTCCATTTATTTGAATGTTTTCTGTCATTGGTCTTAGAACACCATCTTTATATAAAGATATTCTTACCCAATTAACATAATCTGAAGGAAGAACAAACCTTACTAAATCACATACTGTAAGCTCTAATGTTTTAATTTCTTTAAACGCATCATAGTTTAATTCTTGTATTGCTCTTTTAGCATGGAATAAAATCTTATATCTTTCTTCGTTGTTTATTAGTTCGTGGTTGCCACTATACATTAACATAAAGTTGTTAACAACATCTTCTAAACTAACGTATTGGTATGAACCCCAATTAGTATTTGTAGGAGCTACTCCTGCATTTTCATAGTATTGATACTGAGTTAAATATGCCATTGTTATCTACTTTCTTCTTGAATGTTTTGTGTTTCTTCTGTTTTACCAAATTGATAAACTTCATTTTCTCTTATAGATATACCTGCGTATTCTAATATCTTTGCTACCAAATATGGCTCGTCAGATAAAGGTAATTCAAAATCTTGAAAGTCAGGTTGTGTAGAATCAAATACAGGTGTTCCACTTGCAAGAACTACATAGGTCCACTTAGGGTCTTTAGGATACCTAAAGTATTGACAGTTAACCTTTTGAGTCCCACTACCATCTATAGTGGCAGGATATGCAGTAATAAGATCTCCCTCTAAAGTATACGCAGGAAAAGTTTCGTTAGGTGCTGTAAGTAAAGAATTGTTGAGCATGGTTATTTTAGTATGGTTTACCTTTTCCATTTCTCTTAAAGGGGTTCCTGCCACTCCGGTATTAAACAATACTTTGTTGATAAGATAGTAATCACTACCTGTAGTAGCTGCTGTCGGTACAATAAAAGTATTCCCTAAGTTTTGTGATAGGTCAGCACTAACCGAAAAAGATTCAATTACTTCTGCTAATCCTTTCTTTAAATCAGCATAACCTGTTCCTGATCTTCTTGCGTTTTCTTTGTTGATTTGAAAATTGTACGTGTAAAAATAATCTTCAAACAAATCTAGCTGTGCTTGTTTAGCAAATAGATTAAAGTCCGAAGGAGAAATATATCCATAGTTATTTTTATTTATAATGGATAGTACAGTGTTTCTGATCGAGTTTATCATTTGTGATCTTTTTACAAAGATAAAGAAAAAAAAGAGGATGCATTTTTTTACATCCTCTAATAATAAAACTATGGTTTATATTATGCTATAGCAATACCACTTACTGCTTTAGTAGGTGCTACTGTAGTCACAACATTATGCCACGAAGTTTGATGTGCCTCAACAACTGCATTTTGAATAACATCTCTCATCTCTTGACCACTTGATTGAGTAGCGTGAGTAATTGTTATAACATCTTGTGCTGCTGCTCCACCATATACAATAGTTACGGTAGTAGTTGAAGCCTGCTCAATAAGTTTAATGTTATCAGCAGATACTAATTGATTCCCTTCACTTGTTACAGGGATTGATAAAAACTTTGCCATTGTTTAAAAATTTAATGGGTTAATAATACTACAAAGATACATAAAAAAATCTAGTCTTCTAGGTGGCTTTCAAGCATCTTTAATGCATCAATACCATCATCACTTTGTAAGTATGAAGTAACTACATAGTAAGGATCTTCATTATAAGGAATTGTCAACATTCTCTTTTTATTTGATGGCGTATAAAAATATACGTCTTTGTTTTTATTTCTAAATCCAAGCAATCCTTTTTCAAAGAACATAGCTACCTTAGCTTGAAGATCTAACTCAGGATCAGATAAAACATCTAAAAAGTTTTCAGGTTCATTACGTGCATATATAAGTACATCTCTTTTTAATTCTGCTGTTGAAACTTTAGATACGTCAACATTAAACAATATACGTGATACATTTTCTAGTTGTTCTATAGTAAGCTGTCTTGCTTTAATTAAAGCATCTACCTCTGCATTTAATTCTTCCACAATTTCTTTAGCATCTCTTTCTTTATCCACCTCCTCAAATACAATATCTCTTTGCGGATGATAGTGTAAGAATTGCTGAAGAACAGGATTGTTTGCAGGAACTGTTAAAAAGCCATCTTCAAAAATGATTGGCTCCATTATAAAGTTTCCATCTTGTTCATCCTCGAAAGGACTCTTTTGGTTAGATGAATATCTTAAAGGTCTGTTTATGTTTTGGTCTTTATCGAAATAAAGTAAGGGCGATCTCCTTGTGTGTCTTGTAGGTAATAAATAAGATAAAGGAGCTGAGTTTTGTCTTAGCCTATACTGCTTTACAGTAGGCATTTGTTTTTTTGTTTTCATTTGATTTGATTTAAAATTTATAATAAAAAAAAAGGGAGGGAATTAACCCTCCCCTTATATGTGTTCTTAGTCTTTGAATAAGAAGAAGTTGTTCGCTCCAAGCGTACAAACTGCTCTTTCAGATAAGAAGTTTACTTCCATTGCATCTAAGCTAGAAGTTCTTGCACCTCCTGCTGAACCTGTAACCCAAGATTTGTATCGTCTGTCTTCTGTTTCAGAAGCTCTGTAACGTACGTGTAAGAAAGGACGTTTTGCATTCTTTCCAAGGATTTGGTCATATACAGAAGTTGAACCTGCAGGAACTAATAGTCCATTGATTCCTACACCTGCTCCGTCAATACCACCTCTCATTGTTGGATCATTTAAGTATTTCCAATCTGTTTTGTAGAAGTCATATCCTCTTCTGAATCCTGAGAATCCTAAGTTAAGAGCCATCTCCTCATCGTTGTCAAATAGTCCGTAAGACGTACCACCTGCTCCGTAAGAGTTTTGAGCTGCTAACATATCATCCATATCAAAACTAAACTGACGATTCAAGAAGATAACATTTTCTTCAATAGAACCTTGCTTGTCTAATCTTTGAATAACTGCATCGAAGTCAGCTAATGCTACAGGGTTACCTCCACCCCATACATTACCTCTATTCTCTACCACGTAGAAAATACCTTCAGATCCCATGAAGCCTGCTGTTGCTGCTCCGGATCCACCTGCTGCTGTAGTTGCAGGAACTGCTTCGATCATTGCTGTTTCTAAGTAATCCTCAAAACGTAGTCTTGTCTCATGCTCAGATTTTAAATACCAAAGGTATCCTGATCCACCGTCTTCAGTTGAGATCTCGATCCATCCGATTTGAGCCATATCAGAACCTGATACTGCATAAGTATCTTTGATAATGATAGGATTGTTAGCGAAGATAAAGTCATCTGACTCAAGGCTTCCTGCCATTCCTTCTGTTCCTTTTTTAAATTCAGAACCATAAACAAATAAAGTATAGTCTGCATTACCTACACCTGTACCTGCCACTGCTAAACCACCATTATCGTAGAACGCTACTGTACATTGAGTAAGAGTTCCGTTTACTGCAGTGATTACAGCTTTGTTGCTTGCACCTCCTGCATTTGGAACTAACATAATTGTTTGTCCAACTCTGAGTGCAATACCATGACTAGCGTTGAAAGGAGTTCCTGCTGTGCTACCTTGTGGTGCTGCTAAACCTGCAGGGACAGGATCATCATTTATTTGCAATGTTGCCGTAGTTGCTGCTGCAAGAGCTGCTGATCCTACTTTAGTATATTTTATGTGTAATCTTCCTTGCTCTGCCCATTTAATTTGGTCTGAGTTTGAAGGCATCTCTGCTCCTACCATTCTAAGGAAAGATGCTACTGTTCTATTACCATATCTTTCAAATTCTTTTTCATATGTATCTGGAAGATACTGATTTAAGAAATCAAAATTGGTAATATAGTTTGTTGGCAGGGCAATTCTTTCCGCACTTGGCTGAAGGTCAAACCCTGGACTTGGTAATACTGCCATAATTTTTTAATTTTTTTAATTATTTAACTTTGTTTAATACTTCTAATCTTGAGTCCTCTACCACTACTTGTATCGCCAACAGCTTTGATTTGTAATCCATTTTTATTTAATGAAACAGGCGCTTTACGCATGTCCATATTAATATTCTTGGACTTCTTACTAACTTCGTCTACAGTCGCGGTTACTCCTTGATTGTAGAAAAACTCAGCAAACTTATCAATATTCATAGCTACTGACATTGCTCGATGGTATCCAGCTGGATCACTAATCATTCCTGTTTTTTCATCCATGTATTTACCCACGAAATTCTTAACATCAGATTGTTTTCCTTTTAGCTCTTTACTATCTCCAGGTTTAAATGTAAATTTTTTCTCTCCGACATTGAACTCAAAACCTTTGAATTCATCGTTAAAGACTTCATCAGTCTTTGATAAGAAATAATCATACCTTCTCTTCTGTGCTTCTTG